CAGTTATCTCATCATCTAATAGTGATAACAAAGTAGATTTTTCAGCAGGTACTAAAAATGTATTTTGTACACTACCAGCAAAGAGAGCTATGTCTCCATCTATGACAGCTACAGGTTATGTTGTAACACATGCATCAACGTTAGATGAAGATCAGACAGTTGACTCTGGAGTTTTAGCAGGACCAGTTACAGTAACTGGTACACAAACAATAACAGGAACGGTAGTAGTAATTTAATGAGTAAGATAGAAGTAAATGCAATCGAACCACAATGCGGAACTACTTTAACACTAGGTGCTTCTGGTGATACAGTAACTTTAGCTAGTGGTGCATCTCAATCAGGTTTTGGTAGAACAGGAACTGTAGATTGGCAGACATCAATTAAAACAGCAACATTCACTGCAGCATCTGGAGAAGGATATTTTTGTAATACTTCTGGTGGAGCATTTACAGTTAATTTACCAAGTTCACCTTCTGTTGGTGATATTGTAGCTATCAAAGATTATGGAAGTTCTTTTGCAACAAATAATTTAACTATTGGTAGAGGTGGTTCTAATATGAATGGTGATGCTCAAGATAGTTTAAGAAATATAGACAATGAAAGTTTAACATTAGTTTATGCTGATGCAACAAAAGGTTGGTTATCAGTAGAAGAAGGGACAGGTTATGTTGGAGAAAAATTTATAGTAGCATCAGGTGGTCAAGAAACAACATCAGGAAATTTTAAAATACATACTTTTACTGGTCCTGGAACTTTTACAGTTTGTTCATTAGCTACTAGTTCACCTAACAATGTAGTAGATTACGCGGTTGTAGCAGGTGGAGGTGGTTCAGGGCAAAATAGAGGTGGTGGTGGAGGCGGTGGAGGATTCCGTGAATCATCTGGAGCTGCCTCAGGATGTTATTCAGTGTCTCCTTTAGGTTCTGGTGTTTCAGCTTTACCAGTTTCAGCAACAGGATTTCCAATTACAGTTGGTGGTGGAGGAGCGGCATCTGCTGCTCAAAGTGCTAGAGGTTCATCAGGGGCTAACTCCGTTTTTTCAACAATTACTTCAGCAGGTGGTGGTGGAGGTGGAGGTTATTCAGGGGAAAAATGTGGTGCAAATGGAGGATCTGGAGGTGGAGGAGGTTCATCAGGACCTGCAAACGTACCATCTGGAAGATCTGGTGGATCAGGTAATACTCCTCCTGTTAGTCCACCTCAAGGACAAGACGGAGGCGCTGGACCAAGAACTTCTCAAAATGCTGCGGCAAGTGGAGGAGGTGGAGCTGGATCTATTGGTTCTTCTCAAGCACCTCCATCAGTATCCCTTCCTGCAGGTGGAACAAATAACAATCAAGGAGCTACAATAGCAGCTAATGCTGGTGGTCTCGGTGGAGACGGCGGTGCTGGAGTTACAACTTCTATTAATGGAACTGCAACAGGTTTTGCAGGCGGCGGTGGAGGCGGAGGATCAGATGATTTCCCTGCTTGTAGTAGTAATGATATTGGAGGAACTGGAGGTTTACAAGGAACTAGTACTACAGGAACTACTCCTCAATTTGGAGCAGGAAATGGTGGAACAGAATCAGGAACAGCTCCAGCTAATGGTGTAGCTGGAACAGCAAATACAGGTGGAGGTGCTGGCGGAGGCGCAGGTGGCGCAGCTCCTGGTGCCGCAGGCGGTAGTGGAATAGTAATAATAAGGTATAAATTTAAATAGGTAAGTTATGAGTAGTATAATAAAAGTAGACAATATTCAGAATCAATCAGGTGATAACATCATCAAAGAAGATTCTAACACAATAACTCTTGGTGCAAGTGGCGATACCGTTACTCTTGCATCGGGTGCATCTCAATCAGGTTTCGGTAGAACAGGGACAGTTGATTGGCAAACCTCAATTAAAACTTCTACATTTACAGCAGTAAATGGTGAAGGTTATTTTGTTAATACAACAGGTGGTGCTGTTACAGTTAATTTACCTGCTGGATCAGTCGGTGCAATTGTTTCTATAAAAGATTATGCACAAACATTTGATACAAATAATTGTACAATTTCTGCAAATGGTTCAGAAAAAATAGAAAATTTAACACTAGATTTGGTATTAGACACAGAAGGTATTGCTGTTACATTAATATATGCAGATGCAACTAGAGGATGGCAGGCTGTAAATAGTAATGAAATAACAAACATTGTAAAATTTGTTTCAGCATCAGGTGGAACAGAAACAACATCAGGAGATTTTAAAATTCACACTTTTACAGGACCAGGAACTTTTACAGTATCTTGTGCTGGAAATACTGGAGGATCAAATTTAGTAGATTATATGATAGTTGCTGGTGGTGGAGGTGGTGGTGGAGCTTCGTCTGCCGGTGGTGGAGGCGCAGGTGGTTTTAGATTAGCTAATTCAACTTGTATGTCGGGACCTCAAACTTCTCCTTTAGCGACACCAACTGCTTTACCAGTGTCAGTTCAAGATTATCCAATTACAGTAGGTGGTGGAGGATCAGGTGGACCTAGTAGTACACCAAGTGTAGGAGCAAATGGATCAAATTCAGTTTTTTCAACAATAACATCAGCAGGTGGTGGTTTTGGAGCATCTTTTCCAGGACCTGGAAGTGCTGGTCCTGGTGGTTCAGGTGGTGGCGTAGGTAATACAGGAACAATAGGTGCAGGAAATACACCTCCTGTTAGTCCTCCTCAAGGCAATAATGGTGGACAAGGAAATAACCCTGCAGGTGGTGGAGGTGGTGGTGGAGCGAGTGCTAGTGGTGGCGAAGGTCCGAATCCCCCAGGACAAGCTGCCGGTGTAGGTGGAGCAGGTTCTTTTGTAGTTCAAACAGGTTTTGCTGGTTGTAATGGAACACCTGGCCCTGTGTCTGGTGCTAGATATTTTGCTGGCGGCGGCGGTGGAAGAGGTGGACCAGCTTTAGGAAGCAAACCTGGAGGTGTTGGTGGTGGTGGAACAGGAGGTTGTGGTTCAACTTGTCAAACAGCAGGAACAACTAATACTGGCGGTGGAGGAGGTGGAGCTGGATCAGGTCAAGCAGGAAAAGCTGGTGGTAGTGGTATAGTAATAATAAGGTACAAATTTCAATAGGTAAATTATGAGTGAAGTAAAAGTAAATAAAATTAGTCCAAGAACAAATTGTGGTACAACTACATTAGGAGATAGTGGAGATACATTCACAATTCCTAGTGGTGTATCAATTACAAACCAAGGAACTGCATCAGGTTTTGGTTCTACAGGTGAAGTGTCTTGGGTAACAACTAAAAAAACAGCAACATTTACTGCAACGGCTGGCGAAGGATATTTTTGCGATACATCAAGTAGCGCTTTTACAATAAATCTTCCAGCAGGAACTGCTGGTAATTCTTTTGCAGTTGCAGATTATACAAATACATTTCAAACAAATGGTTTAACTATTTCACCAAATGGTTCTCAAAAAATAGGTGGAGTTGATTCAGACGTAACTTTAACTACTGAAGGACAATCAGCTTATTTTGTTTATGTAGATGATACTGAAGGTTGGAAAAATGTTATAGATTCAACTTCAAATATAATAGGAAGAAATTTTATTACAGCAACAGGTGGGACAATTACTACTTGTGGAGATTTTAAAATTCATACTTTCACTGGCCCAGGAACTTTTTGTGTTTCTTCTGTTTCGACTGTTCCAGCTGAAAATACAGTAGGTTATATGGTAATAGCAGGTGGAGCTGGCGGAGGAGATACTCGTGGTGGCGGAGGTGGAGCAGGAGGTTTTAGAGAAGGTAGAAACGCACCAATAGATAATTTTACAGCTAGTCCATTAGTTGCAAATGCACCAACAAATGCAGTTACAGTTACAGCAACAGGTTTTCCAATTACTGTTGGTGGAGGAGGACCTGGTGGTGGAAATCAGCAAGGTTCAAATTCAATTTTTTCAACAATAACAGCAACAGGTGGTGGAGGTTCTTGTGGAGGTAATCCAAGTCTTGGAAGACCTGGTGGGTCTGGTGGCGGATCTGGTGGAAGATTTCCAGGATCTGGTGGATCAGGAAATACTCCCCCTGTAAGTCCACCTCAAGGAAACGGTGGGGGCAATGCTAGTGGTGCTAGTTCAAGTCCTGATATATATTCAGCTGGTGGCGGCGGTGGAGCAGGAGGTGGAGGTCAACCTAATCCAAGCGCAACTCAAGCAGGAGCTGGAGGAGCAGGAATAGCAACAAGTATTACAGGATCTTCAGTAACAAGAGCTGGTGGTGGCGGTGGGGGTGGAGGATCTTCACAACCAGGAACTAATAGTAATCCAGGAGCTGGAGGATCAGGTGGAGGTGGAGCTGGAAAAGGTTCTGCTAATGGACCACCAACTAGAGGAACAAATGGAACTACTAATACAGGTAGTGGTGGTGGAGGCGGTGGAATAGATACCCCTAGTTCTTGTACTGTTGGTGGAGCAGGTGGTTCAGGTATAGTAATAATAAGGTACAAATTTCAGTAGTTGAATGATAATTAAAAATAATATATAAGGAGAAACATTATGGCACATTTTGCAAAATTAGGAGCGAACAGTAAAGTTATTCAAGTATTAACACTTGATAACAAAGATATGTTAAACGCTGATGGCGTTGAAGATGAAACAGTAGGACAACAATATTTAGAGACACATAATAATTGGCCTGCACAAATGTGGATTCAAACATCTTACAATACAGCTGGTGGTCAACACAAAGATGGTGGTACACCTTTTAGAGGAAACTATGCAGGTATAGGTTATACTTGGGACGAAGATGATCAAATCTTTTGGCCTAAAAAACCTTTTGCTTCTTGGGTAAAACATAACGAATCAGCTTCTTGGAAATCACCAATTGGTGATGCTCCTGCTTTAACTGAAGAACAAGAATCACAAAATACAGCTGATACTCATAGATGGTCTTACGTTTGGAATGAATCAGGACAGTCTTGGGATCTAACAGATTCTAAACCACAATTGATCTAGATCAATTTTTTCACCTAATATTGACATTATAAATACAAGATGTATATATTACGTCAGGTATGCAAAAGAAAGTATTAACAGAACAAGCATTATATTTTGGTGATGTAGAGATGCCTAAGTATTGGGACATCGACCGAAATAAATTAACTGGCGATATATTACAATCAACTTATTCAAACAAAGATTTCCCATTCTCAAGAACTTGGGATATGTTAAATACATATATAAGAGATTACATCGGTCTTGAATATGAAATTAATCTAGTAAACAAATCAACGTGGGGAAATATCTATAAACCTGCGGAAACAACTATTCCTTTATTAAATATTGATCCAGTGGATCTACGTAACTCTCCAGACTTTACTATGCTTTACGGCGTTAAAGTTAAAGATTGTTTTGTTCGAGTACACTTTGAGGATAATAGACGTAAAGGTAGAAGTTGGGATATAGAACTTAAAGATAATATGTTTATTATGTTTCCATCAACAAATATGTATTATCTAACTAACAATCAAAAAGATTCATTAAATTTTGTACAAACAATAACTTATGAATATATCTAATTACTATTGGTATTTTAGTGGTGTACTTACACCAAAGTTTTGTGATGATGTAATAGCTTATGCAAATTCACAAGAAGAAGTTATGGCTAGAACTGGTGGGTTTGGTGATAAAAAATTAAACAAACAAGAAGTAAAAGATTTAAAAAGAAAAAGAAACTCTGATCTAGTATGGTTAAATGATACTTGGATTTATAAAGAATTACACCCATACGTTCACGAAGCAAATGCAAGAGCTGGTTGGAATTTTGAATGGGACAGATCAGAATCTTGTCAGTTTACAAAATATAAACACAATCAATACTATGATTGGCATTGTGATAGTTGGGATAAACCTTATGACAAAGAAGGACCCGACAATGGTAAGATTCGAAAACTATCTATGACTTGTCAATTAACAGATGGTTCAGAATACACAGGTGGTGAATTAGAATTTGATTTTAGAAATTATGATCCACATATGAGAGATGAAAGTCAACATTTAAGAAAAGCAAAAGAGATTTTACCTAAAGGATCTATTATTGTATTTCCTTCTTTTGTATGGCATAGAGTTAAACCCGTAACATCAGGCACAAGATATAGTCTTGTTGTTTGGCATTTAGGAAGGCCTTTTAAATAATGTTTATAAGTAATTATTTTAATACAACCATTTGGTCAGAACAAAAACCAGAGTTTGTAAAATCATTAAACAAAGCATCTAATAAATATATTAAAGATGCAAGAACAAGAGAAAAAAAATTTATAAAAGAACACGGTGACTTTGGAAGATCATATCATTCAACACCACTTACAGCTGATAATAATTTTTTAGATTTTAGAAACTACATTGGTCAAAAGTCTTGGGAGTATTTAGATCATCAAGGTTTTGATATGCAGCAATACACAACACTATTTAGTGAGATGTGGGTACAAGAATTTGCTAAAAAAGGTGGTGGTCATCATAGTGCACATATACATTGGAATCAACACGTATCAGGTTTTTACTTTTTAAAGTGTAGTGATAAAACATCTTATCCTGTATTTCACGAACCGAGAACAGGTGCACGTGCTACAAAATTAAAAATGAAACCAGATCAAAAAGGTGTGTGGGGCGGTACAGAATTAATTCACTTTAAACCTACACCAGGTACACTAATTATTTTTCCAGGATTTTTAGAACACGAGTTTAGTGTAGATTTTGGTATAGAGCCTTTTAGATTTATACATTGGAATATACAAGCTGTACCAAAAGAGATGGCTAAAGATGTTTAAAAAGAAAAAATATACAGTTATCCGTCAAGCAATATCAAAAGACCTAGCAACTTTTGTTGCAAACTATTTTATGATGCAAAAACAAGTTTATGATACTTGTAGACAGGCTAGATACTTTTCACCCTTTGAAAATATTATAGGTCACTATGAAAGTAAAGACGAACAAATACCAGAAACTTATAGTCAGTACGCAAATATAGCTATGGAAACTTTGTTACTTAAATGCCAACCTAAAATGGAAGAAGTAACAGGACTTAAATTATATCCAGCTTATACATA